TGCCCCTGATTCGAACAGGGAGAGCTTCTCCTTTTGAGAGAGATGACTTTACCAATTTGTCCAGCAGGGCATTGATGGTGCTCTCGACAGGTAACGATCCTGTGTTTCTACATTACCAATGTAGTGTAATGCCTTTATACTACGAGAGCATGGCTCCAACTCTAGGATTCGAACCTAGCTCATCCGGTTAACAGCCGGGGGTACTCACCAAGAATACGAAGTTGGAATTGTTTATGGTGCTCTCTAAAGGAATCGAACCTCTAATCACGGACTACAAAACCGTTGTTATACCATTTAACTAAAAGAGCATGTGTGGTCGGAGTGGCAAGATTCGAACTTGCGGTTTCCTGGTCCCAAACCAGGCGACTTAACCGGGCTAGCCTACACTCCGAATTATTATGGTGGACCGTGAGAGAATCGAACTCTCAACCCTGGCTTGCAAAGCCAATGTTATCCCATTTAACTAACAGCCCTGAAATTGTTTGGTGCGACCGGCCAGAATCGAACTGGCACGCCTCTCAGCGAGAGATTTTAAGTCTCTTGTGTCTACCTATTTCACCACAGTCGCAATTCTGGTGCCCCAAGAGAGACTCGAACTCTCACACCGAAGTAGTGGCTTCTAAGACCACCGCGTCTACCAGTTTCGCCATCGGGGCAATATTTGGAGCAGGATATCGGGTTCGAACCGATGACATTCTCGTTGGCAACGAGACATTCTACCACTGAATTAATCCTGCATTGGCGGAAAGTATAGGATTCGAACCTATGCACCTATTAATAAGTGATGGATTAGCAATCCATTGCCTTAACCACTCGGCCAACTTTCCATGTTTGGCGGAAGCGGTGAGATTCGAACTCACGGAGCATTTCTACTCGACAGTTTTCAAGACTGTTGCAATAAACCGGACTCTGCCACACTTCCATTGTTTGGTGGGTTGTACTGGGATCGAACCAGTCGTGCCAGAGGCGGCGGATTTACAGTCCACTGAATCACCATTGATTCTTCCAACCCAAGATGGAGCAACGGGCTGGATTTGAACCAGCGGTTTTAGGGATTTGCAGTCCCTTGCATTGGGCCACTCTGCCACCGTTGCATATTCATACTGAAGCACACTCCCCTCGGACTTTTCACTCCCACTGTGGTTGCGAATGTGCTTTAGTATGCTGTAATTTTTTGTGCCACAAGAGGCACTCCATCCTACAGTCCGCCCATTCTAACTTGTTTTAAGTGTTGTTACGGCTCTCGTTGCCTTGATCCACTTTGTTCAATTAACGTTCTATTTTTGGTGTCGGAACACGAGTTTTGTCTTGTAACATAGCTCGGGCTCGGTCGATCTTGTTCTGAAACAGTTTCTCCGTTTGGGAGGGTGTCAGAAAAGCCGAAGAGACATCAAACGCCTTTTGAACGATTGCATTATGCAGTTTAGTATGGTCTACTGTGTGCATTTGTTCTTCCTTATAAAGTTATTACTACTATAAACAAAAAACCCTAGGGTCTTTTATCTCCTAGGGTCCTTTTGGGTGTTGTGTATGCTATTGCGTTATACACTGTCTCCTAGGACCCTACTTCTAATCTCGCTACCACGATCATTACTGTTAAACATCGGTAGGCAATTCACTGACCAATAGGCTAACCCGCCTAGTGTTGGCTTTGTTATTGCTTGCGAATGTTTGAATGTATTCATCATAGTTGCTATTGTATGTGTTTATTTATATCTTGTCAACCCCAGGTTGTCCAAAATATCAAAATTATTTATGCCAGCTTATTCTGTTACGAGGAAAGCTGGCCAAACCCTAGTCAGTGTTTAAACTGCCAATGCGGCTTTCGCTGTACGAGCAGAGAACTTAACGCCCTTGCCTGAAACAGTTACTTCACCTGTATTTGCTTTTGCATTTACATTTATTTTCGCTGATTACGTCAGTCGACTCTCGTGTTGCCGTCTCTACTATCTCACGCTGTCGAAACCAGGTCTCCCCCAATAAAGCATACTATGTTATTTCACTTTTCAAGCCAGTTTCCGGAATGGCCAAGCGTCGCACTACCGAGTTTTATAATATGCTTTGGTGGAGGAGGTGGGAATCGAACCCACGTCCAACATGCCTTCGTTTTGAAGGGATTACAACAATTCTTTTATCACACCACGATAGCATATTGGAACATACCACCACGGTTGACGCTTTGGACGAACCAAAGTATATTCTAACACTTTGCCATTTGGACTTACCCAGGTGTTATGAAAACCTAACCAGGTACGACTACGATGCCAACGAATACTACCGCCCCATCTAAATCGCATCCACAAAGCAAAAATCAAACAATTACACATGTTAATCTCCTACATAGTATGTATCGTATTTTATACGACAAAGATTAACACAGTATTAAATCTAGCCCAACCCACCACCAATTTTAACGAAATTGGAAACTGTACTAATTATAACCTTTTACAACATTGTTGTCGATCTTGGGATTACCTTTTGCAATAATTTCTTGTTTTTGTTCTGGAGTTAGATCACGATGTTTTTCTTGATTTAACTCTGTTAACCGTGTGTTGGATTGCAGTTGCTTTTGTTGTTCTTGTGACATGGAAAAATCTCCTGTCGTATATTTAACATGTTTTTGTCTAGACTGTTACAATACACTAATTTTAAATCTTTTTTAGTCTAAAACTAATGGCCAACAAAGGTTCTGTTGCATAACAAGCAACTGGTTTAATTTGATGCAAGTATCTAGATTCCCAAATCATAATTCTGCCCGGGCGAGGAGCTACAGTATTTTCTACATCGCCAATCGGAAAGTTTCTGGGTTGATCCTGTTCAAACTTTCCAGTAAAATCACCACTATACGCATCATCACTGTGAAACAGTGTTTCACCATACAATTGTGGGTGCCACTCAGCATTCGCAAAATAGACCATGGTATACGCACTGTCGTCGTCCATAAAAGGATTATCTCTATGAACTGCTTTACTTCTAGCAAGATATTCTTTGTCTAATCCATCACCATACACACGCCACCCACTGTTTGGTGCTCCTGGCTCACCGTTGCTTTTGGTTATCCCTTGCAAGGGACTAATACCTACCATGTAGTTCATTGATTCAGGAACACCTTCGATGCTGTATTGGTTATTCAATAAATTATTGATATGTTTCCATAGATGATAAACAGTGTTTGCACGATGTTCTAAACTTTCCTCATCCCATGCTAGCGGGCAACGTATGCCAGCTGGTTTATTTCTAGGGGTTACTAAAGTGTTTGTTCGGGGATAATAGTTAGAATATGGTTGATCATAAAAATTTACACAATATTCTCTATCGAGTAAAAAATTATAAACTTTCGTTTGAAGTTCTTCTGGTACTTCATTGTCGAGGACTTCTAAATAATAACTTCCTGATAAAATTTTTCTTGACATATGTGTGCTCACTGGCTTATTTTGATACAAAATATAAAAATCTTGATACTGATTATCCTAAAAATACTATTAACCAGTAAATAGCAATCTGTAATAGGCTAAACCACAAAGCAAATTGATATTCTTCTTTATTTAAGTATAACATTGTTTAATTGTATGATACAATCAATCTATTGTCAACCTGACTATTACCAAAAAAAAAGGCACTGTAACAGTGCCCTTTTGTTGTTACTGACTTGTTAGGATTTTTTGATCTGTTCAATTAATCCTGGAGCAAACGTATCAGTAAACTGATTATACACTACTTCCATACGAGCACGGAAGTCGGCCATTTCTTCAGCAGTGGGTTCAACAATGTTAACGCCCTCTGAGATAAGTTTTTGTTTGGCTTCTTCACCATCACGAATTGTCTCAGCACGTTCTTTACGTCCTGCTTCAATTGCAGCTGTCTTGATAATAGCACGAACCTCGTCACTGAGTTGATTCCAGAAAGTGTCACTGATTAACATCGTAGTTAAAAATAATGTGTGCTTGCTATCAACCACAGTCTGTGTATGAGCATCAAGACCCAATGGGTAGACACGACTGTACACTAGGTCAGCAGCATCAATGGCTTGTTCTTCAAACTTTGACTTAGCGTCTTCAATTTCGCAAACAAATGGAACTGTGTCCATGTTTTTCCAAATTGCTTGAGCCACTGGATTACGGTTACTACGCATAGTTAATCCAGTAAGTTCTTTTAGTGTACTAACTTTTTTGTTCACTGATGCCATGCGGAAACCACCTGAATAAGTGTAGCTTAGACCGCGTAGTTTACTGTTTTGTTTGATAGTATCCAACAAAGATTCGCCAACTTGACCTTCTAATACACGAGTAGCATGATCATGATCGCGGAAAATAAATGGCATTTCAAATGCCAACAAATCAGGAGCATAAGTTTCTGCTAACCATGTTGTGTACATTTGACTCATTTCAATCTTGCCTTGATCCATTAGATCTAGCAAATCGTGTTTAGTTACAACAACACCATTGTTGTAACGCTGACTGTATTCAGCTGGAGTCATGATTTCAATTTCAATCTTTTCAGCTGATTGTTGCTCATTAATACTAGCTTCGAAATCTTTGGCTGCTCTATAAAAAAGAGCAATTGGTTCATGGGCAATTACCCAACGAATTTTAGTAACTTTTGACATATTTTTTTCCTTTAAAATATTTAGTATCGGCTGGCAAATACTTGCTACGAACGGCGTTCTAACAACCATTGTTAGTAAAGGAGTTTCTCCAAGCGTCTAATGTTTTCGGCGTCAGTTGACCTGGCGCTGCCTACTGTATTATTATTTATGCTTGTTGATTAACCGTTAAGCAAATAAATCCAATTTTTATTTAATTTTAATACCCGAGCTTAATTTACGCCAAATCGCTGTTTGTTCCACATACCACTGTTGTACTTCTTGCTCACTCAGTGGTTTAGCAGGCTCACAGCGATCAATGAAAAATGCATCTTTGACTCTGACAGATTGTTCGGCTTTTTGAATAATGTCTCGAATCTCTCGAAATTTTTCATCTGGCATTTTTGTGCTAGTGACATATTGATGTGGAGGACTCATTTTTGCTAAATCTTGGTTAAATCCTTGAGATGCTAGTGTAGGAATTCCTTCAAATGATTTATCTCCTGTTACTCCTAGTGTATAAATTGTCTTACCTGTAAAGTTGTCTTTTTTCCAAGATTCAATATCACCAAAGAAGTTTACAGCAAAATCAATGCTACCATTTAAAACATTTATTAGTGCTTCGCTGGTACCCTTGAAAGGCACAACTGTCATATTTGGGTAGCGTGCTGCAATTTGCAAAGCAATCACATGAGTGGTTGTTCCCAGCCCGCTGACACCAATGGTCAATGGTTGATCTTTTGGAACATCTTTCCATGTTTTGTATTTTGCTGATGTAATAATCGAGGTAACTGTGCATTTTGGGGCAAGTCCACGAAATTGTGATAAATCGTAACTTTCATTTGGATAGATCACCGGACGAATAAAAAATGCAGAACTAGTGGCAAGTATTGCATTGGGTGTTGACAAAGTGTATTGAGCCGGAACAACTCCACCACCACCGGGTTTTGCTTCAAATATAAATGTATACTTGTCCTGACTGGCATTGGCTACAGAAATAATAGCTCTATCAAAATTTGCAGCTGGATCTCCAGCAGACCATGAGTATACAACTGGTACTACTTCTTTTGCCTGTGCTGAAATTGCAAAGGTAGACAGTAACAATATTGCTAGTATTTTTTTCATTGGTATTCCTTTTAGAAATTTATAAAATGTGTTGCTGGTAGAGTCGTCTACTTACGGTTGGCGTTGTGTATTAACAATACAATAAAGACATCATTATGTCAAGCGTCAAGTTGAAATCCGACGTCGGAAGAACCCGGCGTTGCTAAGTTTATTTATATCAGAATTTGAAGTGTGTATTGATTCCTGAATCTATGAAACTAGCTTCTCCGAGATAATAAAATGGACTAATGAATCCTACAAATCCAACAGGTCGTCCCATTTCGTTGTTGAAATACTTTGGGTCAATATTGTCTATTAGATATTGCAAACCAGCTTTCCATACTTTATAAGCTCGTGTGTCTTGAAAGTTTTGATAAAACCATTGATCCATCTCATTGTAAAAACTGTTGGTTGGTTTAGATGTTTGAAATGTTGATGGGTCATAATCAGGATAGATCAAAGGTTTGATTATATGCTCAAATGTTGTTCTCTGCGAAAAACTATAGTTGGGCCATCTAGCCAAATGTTGTAGATACCTATTGTCGGGCAAGTCAAACCATTTTCTAATTATGTGTGCTTGTTTACACAATAACTCTGGTAACTCAGGAGTCCAGTAAAAATATTCATTGGTTATGTTGGTGTAAGATCCTAAATCAGGATTTGCTGCACTGGCTTGAACATCCATAAAATACAAATACCATTTTTTATCTTTGATGCAGACTTTGGGTTTGTCAATGCCCCATAACATACAGACACGTTGCCCACGATCCAGTGTTTCCTTGTGGCTGTCGACAGAATCTACTGTGTGTTTAAACACATGCCCGGGTTGAAAGTAATCTTTGGATCGAAGTACCCAGCCCTCGTCGTGACTTGATTCCAACATGTCTTTAGAATAATCGTGTATGGTTATTTTTGTATTAGGGCTATTTGTTGAAATCCATTGTAGTAAAGGTTGAGCCGCGTATTTAAATTCACTTAATGTATTTTCTGGCTTGGTGTTAAATGGGTCGTCGGAGACATTTTTTTCACCAGTTTTAGGATATCGAAAAACTACCTCATCGAGGTGTATACCATTAAGAATAAAACTATAGGCAACGGTGGAACTGTCTCCGCCTCCACTGACTTCTAGTCTGATATAGTCATATTTTTCTCTAAGTTGTTGAGCTCGTAACCGATATAATTCTTTAAGAGCAGTTTCTGGCTCGATGTGCCAAGGAAATTTATCAAACACTTCTCGATTAAAGTTCCACTCGGGAAATTGATTAGTTTCAGTTGCCCGTACAAGTGCTTTGGGTTTAATGTGTATTTTTTCTTGACCAACTTGATAAAATCCAAGTTGGTCATTTTGTTCTAATAGTTTCATAGTTTTTTAATTATCAACAATTACTACCCAACCTAGTTTTAACAAGTCAGATCGTATTTCGTCTGTAACTTCACTTTCTTTAACATATTGATTTTCTTCATAGTAGCTAGCAGGATCTTCTTCCTGAATAGCAAATCCGCCCATTCCAGAGCAATAGTAATCCATGTAGTCTTCATTGCAGTCGCGTAGTGTAGCTACTACACCTCCTGCGGCACGCCAACTACAACTCCACCGACTGTCTGTTAAAACTTCCCAGGTATCTTGTTTTTGAAACTCATTATTACACATGGCCGCATACAAATTTTGAGCATAGGATTTAGACTGTTTCACTTTGTTGCGAAACCATTCTGTCTCCATCATGTCAGATTGCATACTATAATGTGTCATAGATATTTGGTGGGCCCACCAGGACTTGAACCTGGGACCAACGGATTATGAGTCCGCTGCTCTAACCAACTGAGCTATAGGCCCTGATAAGTTATTATTATAGCAAAGTTAGGTATAGTTGTCAAGAAAGTTATTTAGATTGCCGTACAGTTTGGCTAACATAGCTTCGCGAGCACCAAAGAAGATAATATTTTTTGGAATCTTCTTATTAACTTCAATGTAATACGGCATTTGTAGTCTGCGGTCTAACTTTAGTATAGTTGCACGATCAAAAGAGTCCCAATCTATTTCCATAGCGTAACTTTCAAGATCCATAACTTTCTTAAAGGTAAAATAACCAAGTTCAGTTAATCGAAGACCACCGTTGGCACGAATATTGTACCACCAGGTCTTCATAGCAACATGAACATCCATTTCATGCCCATCAGGCAATTCATTTATAACAGCTTGAGTAAGTTTGAGTTTGTCTCGCACATCAAGGATAAATCTGATCGCCAGCTTTTAATAAAACTACGCTAAATTTATCAGTTTTAAATTGTGCGTTAAGTTTTTTGGCCAAGTTAATAGCATGTCCAGGATTACTAAAACTTACTTTTTTATACTTAGGACCTGGGTATTGCACCAACAGATTAGATGTTTTGAGATTAATAGGTTTTGAGTCATAGAATACCGCCCAAATACCTTCACTGGCTAGTACTTGTTCGGTTTTGTAAGTGCTTTTGTTAGTTTGTTCGACTAGCACATTGGGTTTTGGTCTACTCATCGTAATACTCCTATATTTTATTTATGCCAAAATATAGGTACTTTTAGAATGATCCACCGCCCACTTCTACAGTAATAACTTCTTCTTTAGGTTGAGTGGCTACTTGTTCACGTAATGCTTGAAGTTCGATTAGTAGTCTAGTTAGATCGGCATGTAGAGCTTTAGCATCTGTCATGCTCATAGTAAAGTCTTTAAGCCCGCGACTTTCGTTACCTTGAACACGATCTACAAATTTTTGTAAGTGTATGCTCATTGGTCGTTTGGTCCACGAGTGAATGGTTCTAGATTAGGCGGAGTCCAACCTTCTGGTTTAAGAACTTTGCCATCTTCACGCTTACGTACCTTACCTGTTGCTGGGTCAATTTTGGCAAAGTTAGTTCGCATAACTTCGTTCCAAGCACCTTCGCCATTGGCTCCTAGACTATGTATAGCACCAATAGTGACAACAAGAATATCAATGAGTGCGTCAAGATCATCGACAATATTATCGCTTTCACATAGCTCATCAAATTCCTCTTTAATTAAATTACAATACAGTTGATATTGGTCTTTGTTTAATACACCTGTGGTTTGATCACAAGCGTTCATAAAATTGTATTGATCCAGGAAAGGATTTCCTGTTGGTGTTAGGTTAGGCATTTAAATGATTCTCCGCTGATTCTTTAGAATAAAATGGGCCACGGAACGCATAACGTTCTAGAGCAATTAGTTTTGGATCCTGAATCACTCGCCATTTACGACCTCGCTTGATTGTATACCAGCCGGCGGCAAACCAAGATTTAGATTTTTTAGTTTTTGTGTACAATGGTAGTTGATGTGGTACATCCCATACAGGATTGCATACTCGTCCACTAGCCGGGTAACCATGGACCATGTGTGCGTCTGGCTTAGTAGGCTTGATTCCTGTTTCGAAATGTATGTTGGTTCTTTGTTGAACCATTCGAATAGTTTTATATTGTTCTACACTGTTGTTTATCGTAACTTGATAACCGCCCGGGCATGCTTCAACGTTGCCAACTTTTTTGTCGTCTTGTTTCAAGATCCAAAATTGTTTGTCAATTACAGGTTTAGCTATGATTGTCATTTAGTACTCCCTTGTATGTCTCGTTTAACCATCGACCAAACGAGTCTGCACTTTCGCTACACTTGATTAAATCATATTTGCCGCAAAACTGCATAAATCTTACACCTACTTGTCCTACGTCTTTGTGTGACATTTGTTCACGAATGCAAGCATCGACACGATCCTTAACTTCTTGTGGCTGTGCTGTTAAATCAATCAGCGACACGTTTCGATTGTAATCATCTAACACACGATGTTCAACCCCGTTGTGATCTGTCCAACGTTGCAACATCATATTGTTCCAATTGTATCCTTGCTTGTCTTTGTCTTCAAATGCTTCTTGTAAACCAACTTTGTTTTTGGTACCTTTGGTTCTTACACCTGGAAAAGCACTAAACACATTGTCGCTAGTATCGCCACGCATACATTTTTCAAACAATAACCATTTAGGATCTGGAATAGTTTTTGGCTCTTGTTTCTTTTTGTCAATTACTTGCTTTCCTTTGGCGTCAAAATAACCTTCTAGTGTAATATGTTCGTCGCTAATACCATTGTATTGAGTAACATTAGGAGCAATTAACTGTACAAAATCAGTGTCGCTTGAAATAATAATATGTTCGTCTTGGGGATGTAGTGCAATCCAACGAGCGATAATATCGTCGCCTTCTGCTGTTTCGCATCGAATTACTGAGCAATTGGTTCTCTCAGCCAAGTATTTAGTCAATGCATCATAGGTTTCCCAGAACATTTTATCTTCTTCTTGTTCTGCTTCGGTTAATGCAGCACGAGCTACAGCACGGTTCTTTTTGTAGGGTTCATAAAAATCTTTGCGCCAACTACGTCCTTCCAGCGCAAATACCACATGATCTGCTTTAAAACGTGTGGCTACTTTGTTAGCACTCATTAGTGTAACATGTAGGGCAAACCCAATCTTTTCCCAAGTGTCGCTGGCGCGGAAAGCACCATGACGAGCACGGAAAAACATGTTTGCTGTATCAATCAGCACATAACGCATATAAAGCCTTAAATTAGTTTGTTGTTGATAATATATTGTAGCATAAAACGGTGAAAATAGCTATGGCCGTCCTTACCAAAATGCCATGAATTGGGTGCAACCGTTTGAATACCTTGATTTTGAATTAGATAGTTGTATGTCATTTTTGGATCGTATGGTCCAATATAACTGGTGCCCCAGTTGTATTTTTCTTTTAATGGTCCAAAATCGTTGTTACCATTGAAGAATATATGTTGAATACCCTGATCTTCTAGTTCTTGATGAAATCTCCAAATTTCTTCGTGAGCTTGTGTAGTTTTTGTTTTCCAATCAATGTTGGCCACAAATTCTCGATAACGAGTCTGTAATTCTGTTGGCACTTGATCAATACCAGATCCGTTAACTTGATAATATACGCCATCGTGTAACCACTCTTCACGTTCCCAAGTTGACCACTGTATAATAATCAGCAAATCATGATCATAGCCTTGAGTCTTTAACCAGTCACGAGTGGTTCTTATAATTCTGGTGTTAGAGCTAGCACTTTCGGCACCGCAATGAAATCCGGCTCGCAATGTGTCAGCTAACAGTCGACCCCAGCTCACAGCAAGATTAGCCGGATGAGGAGCACGGCCCATGTAAAATAGTTCGCCATCATCCATAGCAAATGCATGGTTGTTTACCGCTTCAGCAGCGGCAGTGTGACTATCGCCGTTTACGTATAATATCACGATACCTCTGTGCGTCCACCGCCAATGTTACGAGTCTGCACCACTCGATTAGCATCAGGATTCATGGCCTGCTCTTGTTCCCAAGTTTCCATAACCACGTGACGGCAAATGTTTTGAAACCAACGATCTACAATTTCAGCATCGGTGTCGTCGGGCTTGCCTTGATATCCAGCACGCACAAGGTTAGCAACAAATTTGTCATTCCAATCTAATTCAAACGCACCCTGATGCATGTTTTCTGGATCAATGTCCATGCTGAGAATACCAACCCAGGGCTCACCTTTTTCCGTGGCAATCTCTTTTTCAGTTTTCTTAGGAGCACGAGGCTCCTTTGGTGCTTCAACCTTGACAGGTTTTTTCTTTTTAAATACGTCAAATAATCCCATTATTCACTCACTTTCTTAATCATCATGATCACGGCTTCGTGTTGATTGTACCAGCGATCTTCAACTACGGGTTCTCCTGGGCCAGTCCATACAGCACGACCGCGCATAGCAGTTTCTAACCATAGCCACTGTCTTGATACATAACAACGTCGTGGCAACAAACAATAGCGGTATTCAAACTTTGCTCGATCATTAAATGCATCGTAATTTACGGACATAAACGGTATTGGCATTATTTTTTAAACACAGGAATAGGTTGCATCTTGTGTAAGTTTCTGGCACGAATCTTGCGATATTGATACAATGCCATAGCTTCGGCATCATTCTTGGGTACAGTATCATTCTCATCGTGCGACATTGCTGTTTCCAGCTCGGCATAAGTCAATCCACCTAACTGATCTTGGTCAACACGACCATCTTCCCATAATCCGTCTGTAGGTGCCGCATCAATAATTGCTTGACTAACACCTAGCTCACGACCCAGTTGCCATACTTCCGTTTTCATTAAATCAGCAATAGGACTGATATCTACCCCACCGTCGCCGTATTTGGTGAAAAATCCTACACCAAAGTCTTCAACACGATTGCCTGTGCCTACAACAATACCGTTGCAACTTTGAGCAATTTGGTATAGAGCCATCATACGCAATCTTGAGCGACTGTTAGCAAACGCAAGTTCACTGGAGTAGTTGCCCATGATTTCTTCAAAGCGATCAAAGGTTGATGTTAAGTTTACAATTTCTGTGCGTACATTAGAGAATCGATCGCCTAACCAAAAGCAATGATCTAAACTTAGATTATGTAGTTCTTCGCGTTGACGAATAGGTAATGCTACTGCAATTGTGTGTATGCCTGTTCTAGCACATAATGTACTTACCACAGCTGAGTCAATACCTCCTGACACACCAACTACTAGACTTTTAATGCCGGCTGATTCTGCATAGTGTTTGATCCAGGCAGTAATGCGATTTGATAACGATGCTGATTCTCTATCCTCTGTTGTAAATGTTGTCATTATTTGCCCCAACCGTTGCCCCACAAGTCTACATGCAAACGTGGACTGTAATACCACCCACGTTCAGCACATATGTCAGCGATACGAACTTTGTTAGCTTCATATGGAGTAACTACACCACCTTGTGGCATAAGATAAATTACACCTGTGAATCCAGCACGGCGATATTCATCTGTGGCGCGGATAGCATCCTGAATATGTTCGTCAGTTTCTACCACAAATTTGAGATATGTAGTATGTCCATTATGCTGATAGTCCATGACCACCGCTGGCTTGATAGCATCTTCCCATAGCTCACCTGATGCACTTAGTTTGGCACTGACAGAAAATGTAATCTGACGATGCTCTGGATCTTGCATGAACCATTCATTTAGATATTTCTTGAAGTCTGCGTGCAATTCTTGAGTACCATTGGTCTCAAATGTAATGTTACGCAAGTCTGCCATTCTTGGATGACTCAACAACTCTGCATAAGCACGTTGCCAGCCCAACAGTGGCTCGCCACCAGTGATAACCAAGTGTACATCATTGCCATTGTTTTGCATCCACATGTTGTTGGGTGTGAGTGCCAACATACGCTCTACCAGTTCTTCTGTGGTCTGTGTAGGACTTAGATGCTTGTAGGCCGGGTGCCATGATGCATAACTGTCACATCCTGTTTCTACCAAAGGCAAGTCGTTGAATGTTTTGTACAACTCCACAGTCTTGGCAACTTCATCTGCACCTGTAGATTTTTCACCAGGCTTGCAACCAAACCCTGCGCAGGTAAAGTTACAACCGTAGGTGCGCAAGAATACACTAGGAACGCCCACAAAGCGACCTTCGCCTTGTAAACTGTAAAATACTTCTGATACTTTAATTTTTGCCATTATCTAGTCCACCAATCTTCCCAAGGAAATACTACCCAACAATCTTCTTCTGCTTTGTTTATTGTAACAGCTGAATAATCAACTGTCAATTCTGATTTGCTTGATTCATTATCATATAACACTGCTACCCGAACATTATTGTTCCAAACGTCATTAATCCATCTTTCGTCGTTGGGTAAACAACTCGATTGCCAATCTTGTTTGATATAATTTAATGTAGCACCGGTGTCATTGATATCATCTACAATGAGAATATTTTTGCCGCTGTTCTCGTTGCTACCAAACGCATCTTCGGCCATCCAAAGATTTGATTCTGGTGCTTGATTAGTATCGCGTAAACTTACTTTTAAAGTTTCCATTGGGCATTCTAAGTATTGACTAATCAAGTTAGCTGGTACTAGTCCTCCACGGGTAAGTCCTACTATGTAATCAGGGCGCCAACTATCCTGTTGTAATTGCCGTAAAATTTCTTGAACTTGATGTTCAACATCTTGCCAAGTTAAAAATAGTTTTTTCATACAATATTATAACACTTATTTAGGTCGTTAGTCAACAGTTATGCTTAATTGCTCAGCCAATTGAGTCATTACTTCAACTCTAGTGTCTGAATCCCTACTACCATGAAAGTGTAAAATGTTGGCTTGACCGATTGTAATACCATTCCATTGATCACAGTATTGTTGGTTAAGTACGAATGCTTGATAGGCCATAGTAGGATCTAGTAGTTGTTCAACTGTTAATCCTTGACTCCAAAGTTGATAATTGTGAATTAGTTGTCCCCAACCCCAGTTGCCTTCTTTGTGAGTGAACCATTCGCCCATTTTACGTTCTCCAATTGCCCATACAGCGGGATCCATGTCAGCCGGGTAGTAACGAATATCGTCGTTAAAGTAATGAGGAAACTCTTCGTGTGTGCGTGGATCGGTGTAGTTAAACATACGCATTTCTTTATAACGTCCAAAGATTTCTGTAGGTTTGATAAACAAGGTATCAGCGCCCATGCATAGCACATTACACGGCTCACGATGCCATAGCTCTTTGATTACATACCATTGAGCAATTTGATATAGCCTAGCATCTAGCACAGGTGCTGTAAATTTGATTTCTTCCCATTCACCTTGCAAAAACTTTCTAGCACTAGCACGACTAATTTGATACATATCGTTGTATTTTTTGCTTTCTAGTTTTGCCTTGTTTTCTTCTTCTTGAGTTTTCCAATAACCCCATGTGGTGCTTACTGGCCTTACTGCGCCGGTTAGATAGTTTTTCATTGTTGAGTCTCTTGTTTAAATGATTTCATAGCCGATCCTATAACTTGATGCATGTCATAGTATCGATATTCTGCCAGTCTGCCACCAAATATAATATTGGGTAACAAATCTGCTTCTTGACGATATTTTTTGTAGATAGCGTTATTTTTTTCGTTATTGATAGGATAGTAAGGAATTCTATCTCGACTCCACGTATCAGGAATTTCTTCTGTGACCACAGTTCGCGGACTAGTAGATTTTTTAAAATGTTTGTGTTCAATAACTCTAGTGTATTCAAAATCAAGTTCGGGATAGTTTACTACAGCAGTACCTTGATAGTTGTCTGTATCTTCTTTGACTGTGTGTTTAAACACCTGAGTCCTATAATCTAGCTCACCTAACTGGTAGCCAAAAAATTCGTCGATACGCCCGGTATATACTATTTTGTTTGCTTGATTATTCCAGTGCTCGATATTCATTAAGTAGTTGGTATTTAGACGAATTTCAATACCTTCTAACATATTTTCAAAAAGTTTAGTATAACCTTCTACAGGAATGCCTTGATAACGATCGTTAAAATAGTTGTCATTGTAGACAAATCTCAGTGGAATACGTTTGATAATATCCGCTGGTAAATCTCGTGGATGAGTTTGCCATTGCTTTTGTGTGTAGTCTCGAATAAACAATTCATATATGTCTTTTCCTACCAAGCATAATGCTTGTTCTTCTAAGTTGGCCGGTTCTCGATCAAGTTTTAATTGTTGACTTTCGATAATCTCTTTGGCTTCGCTGGGCGTAGTAACATTCCATAGTTGATAAAATGTATTCATATTGAATGGCAACGACCACATTTTACCTTGTGCAAATACTTTAGGACTGTTTACATAATTGTTAAATTCAGAGAATCTGTTAACAAAGTCCCAGATATTTTTATTATCGGTATGAAAGATATGAGGCCCGTATACATGGACATCGATGTCATCAACTCGCTCAGTATAAGCGTTTCCAGCAATGTGATTTCTTGATTCAAGTATTATGCATCGTTGCCCCGCATCGGTGGCAAGTCTAGCAAAGGTAGCACCAAAAAATCCAGCGCCAACAATTACATAATCATATGGCTTCATTGATGTTGAACTAATCCAATACCCATGATTGAACCACGCATACGTAGCAATACTTCATCATATTGATCAATCCATTGATGCATTTTGTCAGTTGAATAGATTTTTTTCATGTCTGCCCATATTTGTTGAGTGCCTGGACATAAACTATTTGCAATGTCGTGAAATGCAATGTATCTAGCACGGTCTTTAACAATGTTATAATCTTCTTGAGCACCCTTGTAACTGTGATCGCCATCAATTAAAACTAAATCCCAATTATATGCTAGATAAGCATTATAAAATTCTGAACTTTGACTACTTGTAGTTAGGTATTCGATTTCAGGTCGAATCAACTTGTATTCTTTGATAATATCTCTAGGCCAGTTATCCACGGCCAAACAACGTGAGAGAGGTTTGAATCGATTAAGATACTCTACTGTGATAATAAATGTTCCACCTTTGTGGCAACCAATTTCAACATAACTTTCAATGTCGCATTGACTTAGATAATGTAGGTATTTGCTGAACTGATTGGGATATTGCCAGCTATCAATGCCGCCACCACAATAAGGATGCAATTGACTAGGATACTGATGCATATGACGGTCGTTAAGACCTAGCTCTGGCAATAATTTAAATTCCAAATACGCAGGATCCGATAACTTTTCCAATGGCTCGTTACGAATACGATCGATTACGTTGTATAGTTTTTGAGTCATTATTTTTTAAAGTTTATTTTAAAGTGTTTCATGTGGCCATTAACATCATTGGCTGCTAGTTTTTCCCAAGGATTTTGTTTGCCTGTTTTGACATTTTCCCACCACGATGTATCTAGTTTCTGCGCCTTCATCCATTGGCATAATTTTTCAGTTTCGTCCATGCGTAACGTAATCCAACTTGGGTTATGAAAGTCTTTGGGATTCGCAGGATTGCCTTCGAGTTCATTCATGTTTCTAGCATCAAATGTTTCGTCTTTGTTGTTGCCTGTTAGATCGTGACGATCGTGTGTAACATGTACCGGAATACGTTCCCAAATATCCAACTGATATGCAATTTGACTTAACCATGCATCTGTCAATGGATGTGGACTAAGGTAACCCAATGTATCTAACCAGGCTCGCGGAACTATGGGAAATATACTGTAAGGATGATCTCGATGTGTATGCACCGCTAACAGTTTAAATTGATCAGTGTAACTGGCAATAATTTTGTCCCATCCAGACGTATCCATAAGAGCATCATCGTTCCAGAAGAACAACCAATCTGCACTGGATTCTTTAGCCAGGGCATTGATATATTCATTGAGACGACTATAGCCCAACGGTTCAAATTCCATGGCAGTATAATCCACACCTTTTTTATCCAACCAAGGTTGTAAATGTTCCACAAAGTGCGTTTTGCCAACTTCGTCGTCGTTGTCAAACGCAAACATCAATTGAATCTTATCAAGCATGACTGCTCGATTTACCAACCCAATAACGCTACGACTCAATGCATCTGTTCGACCACGAGTAGGTAATAATACTGCTATGCTATATTGATTTTTTTCTGTCATAAATTACTCAAACAAATCCTCGTTCCACTCTCGATGTCCTTCACGGAATGCCATGTTTGATTGTGTTTCACGTACTTCAACACGATAGCACCACAACCGTTCTGCTTCTGCCTGTCCCCACATGTCTGGAATGTATACACCATTTACATACTTGTAAAGTTGATCGGCTAGTCCTTCGCAACCCAGCTTAGGTAAGATAGTAAGTTTAGCAATATTGCGACGTTCCATTTCTTTGTATAATTCAAGTTCTGGATCATCTTCGGATACAAGTAAAGTATGATCAAATTGTGATTCAAGAACATTCTTAAGTTCTTTTAACCCGCCGTAATCAGCAGCCCAGTTACGAACGTCTAAGTCATTGGTACCAAAGTAAAACTTCATGCTAAATGAATAGCCATGAATTAAGTTACAATGGCTGTCGGCACGCCATTGACGATAAGCACAAGGAAAAGCATCGTGGTATTCTTTTGTGCTGGTATATTTGTATTGAACAGGTTGCATTGTATTTCTCCTATGTTAGATTATAGCATAGGTGGCAGAATTTATCAAGCGGGATGACACCAAAAGGCCGCTGTTTGTTGAAAGCATTATTTATTCTTGTAATTACCCTTGCCAGGAATAATATTACGAACTCCACCAATTGGGTCTTCTACATCACCATGCCTACGAGGAATCAAATGTATGTGAGGCCACTCCACGGTCTGACCAGCAACACTATTATAATTCATTCCAATGTTAAATCCAGGCCATTGTCCTAGTTCAACCATTTTTTTACCATAACGCACAGCATCTTCAAAAGCATCTGTTAGTACACCAATGGTGTTGTATTTGGGAACAAATAACAAATGCCCATCAGTCACTGGATATTTGTCATAGAAAACTTTTACATGATAATCTTCACTTAAAACTTCAGTCCAGGGAGCAGTTGAATCTTCGATAAGATCTGCTAGGTCGTTGAAAACACTATCTCTACGTGACATACGATTCCTTTAAAAATTAATTTGCATATTGCCAACAATACTGTGTTGTTGCTGACTGGTCACAATGCCGTTAATTTGGTACGTGATTTTTTTGTTGATACGGTCACTGTAACTAAATCTAGCATAGGTTACGGTTGGGCTATAAACATTGGCCTTTGTATTAGTATAACTAATTTTTCCTAAACTGTCAACGCCGGTTGGCAAAGTTATGTCTGCGGAACCAGAAACTACTTTGGGTAGAATACCGCTATACATTTTAAAGTTGGTCCATTCATAACCAGCCTCGGCCCAGACACTGCTAATTGGATTGATTCTGTTTACTAACCCTTGCTCAATCTCCGTGTTAGAATACATCAAGCCCAGTTTGCTTACAAAAGCACCTTGTCTGTTTGCAATAGTTGATTCCATAGTACTTGAACTTTTTACCAATCCCCAATTGCCGTTGAGTTGTACAAACGGACTAAATGGCATTCGAGTATACTGCATGTTAAGAGTAGTATTTTTTCCTATATCAATGCCAGTAATACCTACAATCATATTACGATTGTCTTCGGTACCACCAAATTTGACGCCATTATATTTGAAAGTTTGGACACCCGATACTTGTGAGCTTCTTGTATCGTCGTCTATGTTATCAATCAATCTACTCCATGAATTCATAATTCCAGGAGTGTTTGTTGATGAATAATTCATTGTAAAGTTACGACCTATAGAGTCAACTACACTGATTTGATTGGCAACACCGTTTAGATTAATACCTCCAATAAATCCACCAAGATTCATTAACCGACCATTTACCGGTAAACTCAAAGATCCAATTGGATTTAATGCCTTGTTGGGATCTAACACATTAAGACCAAACCATGTAGTAGAACTTTGAGCCAACACAGTGTTCACTTGAGCATCATTCATCCATGGCCACTGTTGACGAATTGTATCAGCTGTAGCCTGCGCACTAGGTATATTAGCCCCTAGTTTACTAAGGTAAATTGCTTTTTGCTGTTGACCTCCAGATCTATAACTAACTGCGGTAGCTAGATACGTTGAGCCGTCTGGTCCTTGTACAAATACAATACCATTGGCGCCATTATTGACCCCGGAACTGATTGCGTTTTCAATATTGATTGCTTGATCTTGGAATGCTTTGAGTACAGTGGCATAACTGGCTACATACTTGTGATCAACTGTATGAATCAATACTTGGCTAGAGCCAGTGGTGTCCCAGTCTGGACTACTTAACACAATGTCGATCAACCCGTCACTGTTGACGTCTGCAAGTTTTGGATTGTAGCTGGCTGATGTATTGTGGTTGTAACCAATTAACGTTGTATCAGTAACGTCAATAAACACGCCGCCGCCCTGATTTTTTAAGAATTGTACTTCACTGTAATTTGGCCATTGTCCTCCTGAAGCCCATGGTCGACTAATAATAACAGCACTGGTTCTACCGCTGTTGTCAAAGTCAAATGCTAATGCTCGAATATCGTGAGATCCACTAAATCCGTAGCTTGACCATTTCGGTAATAAAAATCTTGGAGTGGGTAAAGTTGCAATTTCAGTAATATATAAGTTTGGTGACCCAAGCTGATTGGTAATTGACCAGCTATAAAGACGATTGCCGCCTGCGCCAGTATCAGTCATGATCATTGTGCTTGATCCATCACCTAAAAAATCAGCAACAGCCAACCCAGATCCACCACCTTGATTAGTAATGTTTGTATAAGTTGTAAACGTACGGTCGGCGTTTCCAAAACTAAATCTTACGTCGTTTCCAAAACTCATAGTTACAATATCGCTACGACCGTCGTTGTTTAAATCATATACTGCACTGTCATGACTTAATATATTACCAACGTTAATGTTAGTTCTTGTAAAGTTTGAGCCGTTATTGAAAAATACAGCGCCTGGTCCATATACGTTGGTATCTGTGTATGGAGGAGCATACATGTCTTTAAGACCGTCGCCGTCAAAGTCTCCAAATTTAACTTGTGCTTCTGTACCTATAATTTGATTGTCTGTGCCTGTAAACCACTGTGAGGTTTGATTTACCAATTCTCCATTTGACCAGCCAAATACCGAAAGATTATAAGTAGAATACGAACCAGAATCTGGGGTCATGCGCCCAGTTACAATTAACTCTTGAGTGGTGCCCCCAGAAATATTTTCTGCGTACAATGCACTGTGATCGTATTCGTAATTGGAACTATTAATTGGAGTAACGGACCCAACTCGAGTAGGCACTGAAAAAGGAACTTGGCGATTTATTGAAGCTTGATAGCCACCCCCACCTCCACCTCCACCTCCGCCACAGGCTGATAGAGTGGCAATTGCCGCTGTTATAGAAACAGATAAAACGGTTCTACGAAATTTCATAAGAAAATCCACAATGATTACAATACAGATATTATAACTTATTGTGGATTTCTGGTCAATAACACTAAGTCATTGATTTATAAGGATTTTATCTTGGAGCAAACTCTTGTTGTAGCTTGATATTATCCATAAATTCTTTTTTAACACTTGGGTCTGTAGCAAACACGCCTTTGAGTACAGTTGTTTGTGTCAGACTTGAATGCGCCATAATACCTCGGTTCTCACAGCAACCATGCGTGGCTTGAATATAAACACCCACGTTGGTTGAATCCGTGGCTTTCATGATCTCTCTAGCGATATCGTTACAAAGTTCTTCTTGTAGTGTACCGCGACGAGCACACCACTGAGCAATACGAGTGTACTTGCTAAGACCAATAAGTTTGCCAGCGGCAATAATACCAATGTAAGCAACACCAGATACTGGTTGGTGATGATGGCTACACATACTGCGAAGTTCACTTCTAACCACAAGCATGCCTTCATATCTGTCCTCACTGTCATTTGGAAAAGCAGTTGCATCAGGTGCTGGTTCATAACGACCTGCCATGATTTCGTTGTAATACATTTTGGCCAAACGTCGAGCTGTGCCCTTTGAGTTTGGATCATTTTCTCGGTCAATTAACAATGTGTCTAACACATTCTCAAATGCCACAGTTGCTTCGTCGATCAGTTGCTGTTTTTGCTTTTCTGATACATAATCACTGATATTGTCTCCTGCCCAGAATCTTTTACCATTAGAACGCATTTGTTCTCTTAATACTTGTGCCAAGTTCTTTTCTGTTGGACGTACATCTTCTAGCAACTCTTTTAATTTTGCCGATTGTTCTTCAAGTTTTTTGTCTGTCATTTTATCTCCGAGTTAAGGACGTGGATGTCCAAAGTTAATGTTATTGTAAAGGTTATTTAGATCAATGTCAACTTTTAATTAAAATTTCTCTGCAGTCTGGATAAACTACTGTCTGACATTGTGGTTGATGTGTTGCTAATTGTTTGATACCTTGCTCGCAGATTTCCAAAGTTGGACAATAGTGATAGCCTTGTCCAAACGAGATCTGGTCCTGCCAAGGTGCATAGCGTAGGTTTCTGCCGTCACTGCGCATCATTGAGATTTGATCATAGGCTTCGATATCATCCAACAGTATGGCACCCATACGACCGAGTTCCAAAGGCTTGGTGCGACCAAAACTTAGACACTGCATTTGTCCTTCTTTATACATGTTGGGTTCTAATCTTCTAGCACTGTCCCAAATGCGTGTGCCAATAAAAGGATATTCCCCTGACCATGCATTGTTTAGTAGATTGTACTCGATACCCAACTGATGCATGATCATCGGCACACTAATATAGGTGTATGCTGTAAATTGACATTGTTGAACACTATCGTATCTCATGCAAAGTTCTATAGCATGAGTACAACAATCGGTGACCACAGCATACGGAGCACCTGTGTATCTAGCTAGAGCTTCCTCAAAATCAAACAAAGTTTTAAAACTCATTGATTATACCATGCCCATGCGTGTTTGATTACATCTTTCAAATTGTATTTTGGTTGCCAGTTAGCATGGTTAGTAAACTTGCCGGCATCTGCTGTAAGCAAAGCAGGATCGCCTTCGCGTCTTGGTCCGTATTGACACACAAAATCATTGCCAATAACACTGGCTGCGGTTTTCATTACTTCAAGATTACTTGCTCCGGCTTTGGTACCAAGATTATAAACATCAGACACTACAAGTAGCTTGTTTAATGCTAAGATATGTGCATCAGCGATATCAGACACATGAACATAATCGCGAATACAGGTACCGTCTGGTGTGTCATAATCATTACCATTACAAACAAAATCTTTGCCTGCTAGATAATTTTCTAAAATTCTAGCAATGATATGTGTAGCACCCGGTGCTTGACCATGACGTGCTTGAGGATCTGCACCACAGGCATTAAAGTATCTAAATGCCACAAAGTCCAATCCATAAGCTCGTTGATATGATTTTAGCAACCATTCGATCATGAGCTTGCTTTCACCGTAAGGGCTAATAGGCTCTACAGGATCCACCTCACTACATGGAGTAATCACTGGATTTCCATATGTTGCAGCACTTGAACTAAAAATTAATCTAGGACGATGTTTAAAAGTTAGTAAAAAGTCACAAAGTGTTTTGGTCTTAACAAAATTGTTGTTGTAATATTCATCTGGATTCATCATGCTAGGACCAACTAAACTGGTACCAGCACAATGAATAATAGCATCAACCTGTTGTTTAGCAATCCAATTTAATGCTTCATCGCTAGCGAAATCAAATTGACAGAATTCTGTAAAGATATCTAATGTATGTAAATGCGCAGGTAATCTATCTCTATCAAGGCCAAATACTTCATGACCTTGATCCTTTAATTGAATAGCGGTTTGTCCGCCAATGTAACCGCTGGCACCTGTAACTAATACCCGCATTAGTATTTGTCCTCGGCTACATAATCACGATAACGATTTCCTGCACGATTCCACTGTTCGCCTTTGCCCTCAATAATGTCACAGATACGATCAATTGTACCGTTGTTCCAATCTGAGATCTTGCCCTGATTAGGACTTGGTTGATCTAACAGATACATCAATTTGTTGATAGCATCTTCTTGACTCCAAGGGACATACATGCGAGTATGATCGTTGGCAAATGTTTCTGGGAAACTGCGATATGCCGGATACAAAACATTACAACCTAATGTATCTGCTTCGCTTACAGTATTAGATACCCAATCTTGTAAAGCACAGTTAAACAGTACACGACTATCGTTTACTAAGTTGTAGTAATCATTCTTTTGCAAGTCTTTATAGATTTTTAACTTGCCTTCTGCTTCCATCTTGTAAGCACGTTCTAGGTACTTAGGATTGTTACTACGCAATGGTCCACCTGATAGTACAGCAAACTCTGTCTTAGGATAGTTACGTGGATCAATAGCACTTAAGGCATGCCATTGTTCAATCAAGTCCATAAAGAAGTCTGGTTGCTTTTCTTGGTCAAAGCGAGCCGCAAATACTACACGCATTGATCTTTGATCAAATGGCTTAACTTGATTGTTTATACGACCAAGCACTTCTTCTTTACCAAACGCCAATCCTGAAATGTTATAGATAGGAGCAGTGTAGTTGGCAATACGCATGTGAGCAACCATCTCTTCATTGGTAGCTAACACAGTAGCAAACTCATTGACCATTTGTTCGTATAAGCTCATCCATTTGCTCATACCCCAAACGTGTACAAAGTCATCTGGGTCGATTGCTTGTGCTAAACAGCGTACATACACACGCGGTCTTTGCTCTGCTGGAATTTGATCCATAATATACGGAAGTGATTCAATGCCCGGTTGGAACATGTCTTCAAAGTAGACAACGTCTTCACCAGTACACTCTCCACTACGCATCATTTGTACTAGGTTCATCATTTGACTCATACCAAAATAACTGCGGCCATGTGCGTCTAACACTTGACCAACAGAAATAGATTTGGTATTGTCAATTGTACTGCCAGGAACCACAACATAATCAATGCCGCGTCGCTTAAACACAGCCTCATTCCATTGTTGTAGCTGAAGGGTATAACGGCCTTCGTATGGTTCGAGGCCCATGTAAAATAATCGACGCATGATTATCTGTATCCTGCGAATCGGCGACCGTCTTCAAACCACATATTCTTGGCATTTTTGCCTTGAATGAATTTGTTGTACTGTTGCCAGGCATAGCTCTTGAAGTTGTAAAGATCGCCTTCGTTAAAACGATAGCCATACTCTACACAGAAGTCCAAGAACTTTTCC